CATTAAATTTAGATTTTAATATGAAAAAGAATATTTTATTAAATATTGGATTAGTAATTGGTGGGATACTACTTTTTTCGTCCTTTAAAAAGAAAGGTACTTACAAAGGATCAATTTTAGTAGGTCAAGGAAACGCGCCAACTGGTACATATCAAGTCTATTCAAATGTTGGTACAGTAGTATATGACGATCTTATGAACGTTATTTATACTTATGATCAAGCTGGTCTAGGAATGACGTGTACTGGACAAAAAGGATCAGCAATGTATAATGTAGTAATTGGTGATAGCTTCCAAAATGGACAAGCTGGATCAGTATTTATTAATGACGTTCAAACTTTATAATATGAAAAAAGATAATACAATTTTGTGGGTTTTAGGTGCTTATGCTGTTTGGTACTTTTTTTTAAGAAATAAAACAAGTACAGCAAGTGATCAAGTAATTAAAACTCCAGTAATGCCAATAGTTCAAGCGCCAGCTACTCCTTTTGATCCTTTATTTGGATCACCAGCTAGTACAAGCGTTACAAGTCCAGATCCTAATTATACAGCTAGCTTTGTATTAAACGGTTATAGGACATTAGGTAAAATACCAAATACAATATAATATGCAAAAAGTAGATATTAACGTATTAAAATACGAAACCGATTTTTATACAGTAGATACTAGCCAATATGTGGGTGGTACAGCTTTTAACGCAATTACATTTTTAAATTTAGGTGCTAATACAGTACTAATTGAAAGTGTGCCATTACAGCAAGGACAATCTTATGATATTTTAGGATCTATGGGAGAGGTAAGTGATCAAAGATTTTTTGTAAACTTTGGTACTGGTGCAAGTACTGGTAATAACTGTGTAGTAATTAGAAAACGATACATAAACGTATAAAAATGCCGATCAATAATAGTATAATAAATCAAAAGGGTACGCCAGCGTTTTATAGTGATATATTCGCTAATCGTCCAACTTTTGGGTATGCTGGTAGGGTATTTATAAGTACTGATACTGGCGCAATATATGAAGATACTGGAACTAGCTGGACGCTAATAGCGGACGCTGGTGCTGGTACTACTGGAACTTTACAACAAGTTACCACAAACGGAAATACAACTACATTAGGTATAGTAGTAGACGGCATTAATATTAATAATGGTGCTGGAACTGGTACTAGCAATGTAGCTATTGGTTCTGGTTTGCAAAATAATACTACTGGTAGTGCTAATACTTCATTAGGTCTTAATTCATTAACTGCAAATACAACTGCAAATAATAATACTGCCATTGGTAATAATTCTTTGCAATTAAATACTACTGGTGCAAATAATACTTCAATTGGTAGTAATTCATTAAGTGCTAATACAACAGCTAGTTTTAATACAGCTATTGGTGCTAGTTCATTAAATCTTAATACTACTGGTGCAAATAATACGGCACTTGGTAATACTTCTTTAGCATCTAATACAACTGCAAATAATAATACAGCTGTTGGTAGTGCTTCATTACAATTAAATACTACTGGTGCTAATAATACAGCAATAGGTAGTGAAGCATTAGCTTTTAGCACTACTGGTGCTAATAACACAGCATTAGGACAACAAGCATTATATAAAAATACTACTGGTTTTTCTAATAATGCAATAGGTATAAGTTCTTTATTTGAAAACACTACTGGTAGTAATAATACTGGTGTTGGTATATTTAGTTTAACTAAAAATACTACTGGTACACAAAATACAGCAATAGGTAATTATGCTTTAGAAAATAATACTACTGCTACTGGTAATACAACTATTGGATATAATTCTGGTAGTGCAATTACTACTGGCAGCAAAAATACTATATTAGGTAGTTATCAAGGAACAACTACATTAACAAACAATATAGTTTTATCGGACGGAGATGCAAATGTTAGATTATTTTCGGACGCTAACGGCTTAATAGGAATTAATCAAGCTGTGGGATCAACAATAGGCGGTCAATTAGATATACATTCTACTCAAACATACGCATTAGTATTAAATGGTTTAAGTACTAGTAACGCGTATACGGCATTTTCAAATGCAAGTGTAGGACAATGGCGTATTGGAAATACATATAGTGCTGGTGCAAATACATTTGATATTTTTAATTTAGGTACAAGTAGTACGGCGTTAAGTTTTAATAAAACTACAAACAATGCTACTTTTATAGCTAACGTTACTGCATCTAGTTTAATTAAAAGTGGTGGAACTTCTGCTCAAATATTGGCAGCTGATGGATCAGTTATAACGGCTGGTACTAATATTACAATAAGTGGTGGTACAATAGCTTCTAGTGGTGGTGGTTCAATGGCAATAGGCGGTAGTATTACTAGTGCAACAGCTGGTAGTGTTTTATTTGCTGGAACTAGTGGTGTACTTGCTCAATCAAATGCTCAATTTTTTTGGGATAATACAAATAGTAGATTAGGATTAGGAACTACAACTTTAGGTAGTAAACTTCAAGTAAACGGAAACGCTGCCATAGGATATAGTGCAAGTACGGCAGCACCTACAAATGGATTGCAAGTGGCGGGAGCAATTTATGCTAATATACCTAGTACTTTAAATAATGATGGATTTAGAGTTTATGCAACTTCAACAACTGGTACAGGTACTCAACCCGCTTATGGATTTTATAATCTTGCAGGAACTAGAAGATTTTCAACTTATATAGATATTTCACAAGACATATATATTGTTGGAAATACAAGTGGTACTGGGTTATTAGTAATATCACAAAGTGGAGTTGTTACAATAGGAAATTTAGCTGGTACTGGTAGTAGAGCAGTTGTTGCTGACGCTACTGGTGTATTATCTGCGCCAGTATCGGACATATCAGTAAAACAAAATATTCAAAGTATTGGTTATGGTTTAAATGAAATACTTAAAATGAAACCAGTATGGTTTGATTATATTGATGAATATAAAAATTTTGGTCAAACTAGGCAAAATGGTAATATAGCACAAGAAATGGAAGCTATTATACCAGAAGCAGTATTTACTACGCCTACAACTGGTAAAATGGGTATTAACTACGATCAATTACACGCGATTTATATAAAAGCAATACAAGAATTAAAAGCTGAAATAGACGCTTTAAAAAATAATTAAAATGAAACAAATACAACCAGTGGTATTTCCACTAAATCAAGGAACTGCAACAATATTAAATTTAATAGGTATTAATGATAATTTAATTGACACAGCTGTTTTTATTTATCAATTATATACAGAAACTAATATATTATTACAAGCTAATAATTTAACAATGGATGGATTTGATTATCAAGCATATTCAACAAGTCCAGATAGTAACGCATACGCTTATAGTTGGGCAGCAACAAAATTGGGTGTAATTTTAATCTAACTTTTTTTAACCTTTAAATATAAACAAATGGAAAAGCAAAAAGCCCTAGAATTGATTAAACAAGTAATTGACCAAGCTATTAAAGGCGGTCTATTTCAAAATGTAGATACTGCGGTTGCAGTAGCACAAGCATTTGAAACGATAGTAAAAGAACTACAAAAAGATGAAATCGTTTAGTATGAGTAATAATGATAATAGTATAGGCGGAAGTATAGCTAGTGTAGGTACTTATCTATTAAGTATAAACCAAATAAACGCATACGCGTCTTTATTTTTAGGTTTACTATCTGGTGCAAGTTCTATATATACTATTATCAATATTTATCAATCAAAAAAAAATAAAAATGAAAAATCGTAAAACTACAATATTTGGTTTATTAGCCGCAATTAGCGGATATTTTGCAACAGCTGGAACTGGTAAAGTACAAGTTATAGCGCAAGCAATAGCTGGGTTATCTACATTTTTACTAGGTAATGCAGCGGCAGATAGCAAAAAAGATAATTAAAATACTATGACCAGTAACAAAAAAGTACTTACTGGTGTAGTTATTACAGCCATAATTTTATTTATGTTAAGAAAAAAAATAGCTACTGCATTAAATAATACACCTTTTGGTGCTATTAGTGATCGTCTATTTAATGTAATATCTTCGTACGAAGGATTTATAGCTGTCCCTAAATGGGATTATATGCAATATAGCGTAGGTTATGGATCTGGGTATAATTGGGATCAAAAACGACCAGTACAAAAAGGTGATATAATAGATAAGGAAACAGCCAGACGCTGGTTATTATTAGAGGCGCAAGACAAATATGATTTTGTAATGAGTAAAGTAAAAGTACCAGTAACTGATAATCAGTTATTAGCTTTAGCTAGTTTTACGTATAATATAGGTGAAGCAGCTTTCGCTGGTAGTACTTTATTAAAATTACTCAATAATGGCACAAATAAGGACGTTGTTGCACAGCAATTTGATAGGTGGGTAAATGCTGGCGGAAAAGTCAATAAAGGGCTAGAAGGACGCAGAAAAGCGGAAAAACAATTATTTTTAACCTAGTTTGGGTTTTTTGCATAGTAAAGGATAAGGGACGTTTCTACGTCCCTTTTTTAATATAGATCCTTTGTACGAATATTTTAGTAGACTTATCATATAAATTAATATAATCTGCTTTAATACTATCAGCAAATTTAATAAAATTCATTACATTACTAATATTTCTGTACTTTCTAGGTGCAGACTGATCCAGCATAAATACAATAGCTGTAAAAATAGGCTTTGTCATTATAAAGGACGGTCTTTTATTACAAAATATCGCACGTGATCACTTGTAATGGCTTTTACTTTACGCTGTATCACCAGCGGTGCTACTGCTTTTAAAACGTCCATTGTTTGCCATTTGGTAATATCTTGTAAATCTTTTAAAGATACTAATCGTCTTTGCTGAATAATTAAATAGATCCTTTGTTTGTTTGTCATAAAATCTTATATTTGCATTAGAAAAAAGTTACTTCCTTTGGGGGGTTTACAGTCAGTAAGTCGCTGCGCCTAAAAACGCAGCGGCTTTTTTATTTACCGACCGTTATTTACACCAAACTTAATTTTATACCAGTACTGGAATATTGTTAATAATTCAAAGTTCATCTGTTTATAAGTTTATAGAATATTACTTTTAAAATTTCCCAAACAATTATAACTAAAATGTATTTCATTTGAATTTAATTACTGATATGTTATAAATGTGTTCTATTACTACAAAAAGCATAGTTAAGCAAGCGTATATAATTGCCAGCGGCAATAGTATAAATATTAAATACATACGTTTTAAAAAAGTTATCATTTTTATATATTTTTAATTTGTTTAAAAAATTTACTTATTTTTTTCTTTGCTTTGACGGATATTTTTTTTATACTTTTATCTGCAATAGTAATAATTTTACCATTTTTTATTGTTTGGTTTTCTTTTAATATTATCATAAAGTTTGATATTTATTATTTTGATCCTTTACAATGTAATTTTTATTGATCCATATTTTAGCTAAATTTTTAGCGTAGATTTTACCCTGTGCTGTTCTTTCTATTATTTCATCAACAATATTGTTATACAGCATTGGTATAGTAACTATCTGGTTGCATAAGCGCCTACTTTCCATTTCGTCCAAATCACTAGCTTTTTTACCTTGTACTGGTGCAGCTGTTTCATTTTGTACTTGCTGGAATATACCGTTAAAATTCATTAATGTAACTGGATCAAAGTCGCTATCGGATCGCATAAAACGACTAGTTAATACATACGTACTTTTATCCTTTTCTTTAATAATGTCTAGGGTACTTTGTGCGTAACGATCACTAGCTGATCCTATATGTCCAGTAGTAGTTAAATTTGATTTACTTTGATGCAGTACAGTAACTATTAGGATATTGTGAATTTTAGTTATTTTTTTTAACCATTTAGTAAGTAAGGAACTTTCGCGCAGATCGTTAGCATCATTCAATAAATCCAGTAAACCGTCTATAATCAGTATAGAGCAGTCCGCATTAAGTTCTAAATAACGTT